TGAGCTGTGCAATCATGATGTCTCTGTGTGCGCCCAGCTTTCCACCGCTCTTTGCCCTCTCTCTTCTGATATCCTCCACCGTCCATTCTCTGGACTGGTGAGTCACTGGCTGAGTTGTCCCAGCATCTGGATTGCCTGTGAATGTTGCCGCTGGTGGAAGCGTTCCATTGAGTGGGGCTGGCTGAGTTGGTGGAGCCATCCTGTCAAAGTGGACGGCATAGAGTGGATCGGCCTTGGAGGACTCGAGCCAAGCGTCAAAGGTTGGAGCGTTGGATCCTGCCTCAGATGCCGCCGCTTGATATTCCCGCCTAAAGAATCGCCTTACTGATTCAGCCTTGAAGCCAAGACCCATGAGGTGTAACTCTTGAGCGTTGGTGGTCTGTGTCTGTGTTAGAGAACTCTGAGCTTGTTGAAGCTGGCTCTCTAACTCTGCCACTCTGGATAACGCTGAGTCTCTAGTTGAGAACGCCTCCTGTCTCTTCGAGATCTCCTCATTGAGTCTGGCTCGAGGGATTGACCCACTAGTCTGGGCTGGTGTTGGTGCCGCCGATGGCGCCGCCGCTGGTGTTGTTGGTGTTGGTGTTGGTGTTGTTTCATCTGACATTATAGCCTCCTACAGCTTTGGTTCTTGTTCATCTGTCTCTTTGCTTAGATCTTGGAGAGCTTGCTCCAACTCTCTTACCTTGAGAATCCTTCTGATCCCTTCCTCGTCTGTCTCAATCTCTGGATACAGTTCTCTTATGGCGTCCAACTGGCTGATGACACCAAGGTCTAACCGCTTGGAGATAGAGTCTGAGATGCTCGCTTGCTCCTCTGGCGTTGGCTTCATTGAGCGATAGTTGATTGAGTAGGCTCTCGGATCTTCTGGGAGTCCTGCCTGACCATAGAAGTTGGCCAGCTTTGCCGCTGTTGCCAACAAGAGCTGGTCTGAGATTCTCAGGCTTGGAGCGATCAAGCGTTGAGCCCTTCTCTGTCCTGCCCTTGATACGACGATTGAATAGCCAGACTGAGCGCCAGTGACTTGGAGGTCTGAGGGATTGAGTCCAGCATATACGGCCAGCCCTTGCTCATAGACCTTGAGAGCCTCGATCCCAGCCAAGGGATCCATAGCTGAGGCGAACTGACCCAGCGTTCCACCGCCAGGGCCTTTAGATTGGAACTTGAGAATAGACTTTCTATCAACTGGCACAACGTCCACCGCTGATCCTGCTATGGTTCTAGTATGGCCAGCCTGAGTCTCAAGGTCTACAACGTATCTCTGAGGGTATGCCGCGTTGGTGTAGCCATCGCCCCAATGAGTGAACAGAGCCGCCAGCCTGAGCGCACCAGCCGAGATCTCAGAACCGCTTGTCCAGTGCCAGAGCTGTGAGCTGACCTTGGAGTGGTATAAGATGTAAGGAAGGATCGGTGTTCCCTCTGTGTCCCTGTAAGGATAGTCACCAGCCAGCTCTGGAGCATAGTGAGAGGTCTTGTCTACTCGCTCGCCCTTGTCTATCACCTCAATCTTGAATACTGGATTCTCTTTGTCTCTGACATCCCAGATCTCCCAAGTGGGCTTCCCCTCTCTGTATCTCAGTTCTTCAACTCGCCCAGGCATGTCTGGCTGTCCAGTCAATGACTCAACAACAACATGATCAGGAGTAACAACACGATAGCTGACCTCCTTGTCACCAAGCCAATGGCGATAGTCTAGCCTGACCAAACACTCATTCATTGCAAGGGTGAAGAGGCTTGTCTGTTGCTGTTGCGCCCAGAGCTTGGGGGTCACAATAGGAGCCAGATCAACCTCTTCCTCTGTCCTGACTTCTGGTGGCTCGAGATAGGCCACGTTGAGCTGTTGCCATATCATCAAGAATGGATTCCTTGAGAGGTCTGGATTGATCTCAAGATCAGCCGCCACCTCTTTGGAAAACATAGCCTCAATCTCTTTGCGAACATCATCAGCATGTGCGCCAGTGAGGAGCCTGTGTCTCAGAGACTGCTCCTTCCATCGAGCCTGATCCTTTTTATCCTCTGGCAACACTGGCATATTGAACATTCTATCTCCCCCTATCCAATCAAGAACTTACTAACATTACTGATACTATCACCAAGATACACTTCTGAGATATAACTAACAGCATCGTATGGATGTTTATAGTCACTATTCTCTCCTCGCCAATGGCGCAAAGAACCAATCAGCTTGGTGCAATCCTCATGGACTCTGAACTTGCCTTCAATGCAAGCCGTTGACAACATCCGCGCTCTGGCCTTGACTGAGCCAGCTCCCTTCCAAGGTACGGTTATTGGGAACGGTGGACGGCGCCTGTCCAGAATCTTAGCAAAGCCGCGCTCGAGAAGAGAGTTCACTGAGAAGCCGAGCGCCATTCTTCCGCCGCTGTTGGAGTCTCCTCTGGCCTCATCTATTTGGTCAAGGGTTATTCCCCAGCTTCTGATCAACTTGGTGATCTCTATCGCTTCCATATGTGGCGTGTTGCGCTCTGTGCTGACGTACTCGGCAAGAACCCAGAGACAGGATCCGTCAAAAGCGCAAACATATGCGACCGACGCCCCAGGCTTCTCCCCATGATCCCATCCGATGCCGATCTTCTCGATGTTCTCAGGAGGCTCAGAGAAGATGTTCTCCTCACCAAAGTTGATCCAGCGTTCTGTTGTGATTCCTTCCCAAGCGCCCTCCACTCTCTGCTTGTATTCCCAAGGCCCATAAGCTCTGATCTGTCTCTCAATAGACTCTGGATCTCTGTGTGGACAGTTCTCAGCTGAGAGGGTGATGGTCTGAACGTCCCAGTCCTCCTTGGCTGGTGCGCCTGTGTCTGGGTCTCCACATGTCCACTCCCTAAGCCAACCAACTGGACGGCCAATGGGGGTGAAGGCCATAAAGACAGGAGCTGAGAGAACAGACGTCCTCGATCTAGCCTCTCCAAAGTGTGCTTGCTTGGGTGCCTCATCTATCGCCAGCCATGAGATGGTGGAGCCAGACAGAGAGATCACTGATTGCTCTGAACCCTTCCCGACTATGAGAGAGCCAGATCTCAGCTTGACCATCATTGAACCTCTGTATCTGTAGCCTCTGGCACTGTCCCAAGTGCAGTCAGGATGTAAGACATTGGGTGGCTCAATCTCTCTCATCTTGGCTGAGATGTTTGCCCAGCCGCTCTTGAGGTCAGCACAAAGAACCCAGCCCAGATTGTCCTCTCCAGCCTCTGGGACTTCTCTGAATGGATGAGAGCCTGTGGCGTGAAACCATATCTCCCCAGCCAATAAGCGTGACTTTCCAATTTGATTGCCGCCTAAAACCAACCTGAGATTGTGTTGGCTCTGGTGGAATGCTTTCTGTCCAGGGGACATTCCGCCCTCACCAGCCTCTCCCTCTGTATACAAGACAAGAGGGTTGTCTCTCCTGTAGTCGTTGAAGGTGCTGAGAGCTTGGAGGTCAAACATTGACAGACCTGTATGAGGTGAACTTGGGATCTCCATCATTGCCCCAAGGCGTGAAGATCAACAGAGCTGAACCTTTGGGCGCCGCTCCCGCCTTCTCTCCTCCTCTTCTCAAGAACTTGACCCGACCTTTGATCAGCCTGATCTCTGTGGCCTTCCATCCATACTCATGAAAATAGCTGGTGTCTGTGTTGGCCATAATGAGCATCACAACAACGGCGCCAGCCTCTGCTTCAGATGCCGCCTTCTCAACCCAAGAGCCAACACCGCGACCATAAGGGGGATTGCACCAGACAACACCGCCCCAAGGCACAGACAGAGAGTCTCTCCTCTCTGGGTCTGGATGGTCTGGGCCGTACCAGTTGGGACAGAGTGAGCTATCAGCCATTGCCGCCGCGTCCATTGTGAATCCAAACTCTTGATCCAGTCTGGAGAACAGCTCTGGAGGAGTGCGCCAGCATTGATCGGCGCTCGAGTGTATCACCTGCCAACTGTGTGACTTCACTTGGCACTCCTGTTGAGAGCCGCCAGAATCATCTCCTCTGGAAGCTGAGAGACCTGTGAGATGATTGTCTCTCGCCCTTCCTCTGTGCTTGGATCAACCAGCCTCTCCTCAACATCTGAAGTCTCAACCAAGACCATTGGCTTGTCCCTTCTGTAATCATGGCGCCGCTCGAGTATCCAAGCCGCCGCTTGCCAACTCCCCTCCTCTGCCGCTGTCTCTATTGCCACCAGACATCTGACGGCGCCCTTGGCTTCATTGCTTTTTACCGCCTCCATAAACTCACGCTGTCTCTCAGCCCCAGCATCTGCCTCATTACGCCACTTGTAATAGACCGCTTCACTGATCCCAGCATACTGACAACTCAGCTTGATGGTCATCCCAACAGCTATCGCCTCGCAGAACTTGGCTTGCATCTCGTCAGTTAGTTTGGTGCGTCTGGCCATCTATCCTCCTGTGACAGTGTAACATTTATTTATTCTCACTGTCTCCAGCCCTATCAACTAACGCCTTGAGAGGTGAGCTGTTGGCCAGAGATGGTTGTTGTCTGACCAGTTTGGCCTTGAGCTTTGCAGACTTATAGGCCGCTCTGAAGCTGGCGCGCTGGGCCATGACCTCAGATTGTTCCATATTACAAAGAGCCTTCCATCCTCCACATGCTGAGATACCCGCCGCTATCTTATAGTTCTCTTCTGGGTCTTCATGAAACACCTCTGGCTTCTGGTAGCGCCCAAGTCTGGCCACATTCTCAACAGTCTCTCCCCAAGTCTCATCGGAGGTATCAATGGAAGCCATCGCCTCAGATGGTATGAGAGCCAAGATTCCCCCAGGGGATGGGAACCAAGTTGCATCTGGGCCTCTGAGATATTCTCTGGTGGCGTGTTGCAAGTCCTCAGCTGTGATGTCTCCAAGAACATCCAGCCAGAGAGGAGCTATGGATTCTTTATCAATGTGCGCCCAGGCTGTTGGGGCTTTGCAACCCATAGTCAGGAGATAAGCCATCATCTTGTTTACGTCATTCAGTGTGATCTTCATTTGAGCCTCTTGTTGGTTGGGGTAATATCTATAATCTCTGAGCCGATGTTAGCAAAGAAGTGATTGATCAGATTGCCCTCAACTGATCCCTTGCCTGTCTTGGGCTTTACAGTTGAGAGTTCATCTGACATCTCAAGATACATCTGGTAATTCTTCTCTCTGAGCAAGGTGTCAATCCCATAGCCGCCCTCTCTGAGTGTAGCCGCTCTCTTGTGTGTAGAGGTCTCTCTCCATCTAACCACAGCCAAGACATCATCTGAGGAGGACTCTTTGATTCTGGCTCTAAGAGCTGAGGCTCTGGACTTGGTGAGCTTGAGAGATCTACCTCCTTTGATTCTGTTGATCTCAGTCCACACCGCGTCAAGTTCGCTAACTTGACAAAGACCTTTAGGTCTATTGTTAGATTCTTTGTTCTTAGTTCTTTGTTCTTTGTTCTTTATATTCGCGCGTG